CAGCATTTGTAATACACGCTGCTACTAATGGTACACTTATGGTTAGAGCAGAGCAAGGAACTGATTTGCATTCAGACCAAAGAGTTCAGATATCAGGATTGGCTAACAATGATGTATTAACGTGGAATAATGCTAATCAAAGGTGGCAGAATGCACAGCCAGAAGGCGGAGGGCACGAAATATATAATGGTACAGATGTAACACCTTTGCCTGAAAGAGCAGGATTAAGATTTAAGGGATATTTAGAAGCTGTTGATGATGCTGGGGATGATGAAACCGTAGTTGATTTAAGTTCATCAGCTATAACTCCAAGCGAGGTAACAAGATTTGGTGAAAATGGTTCGGGTAATGTTGATTTGAAAATACAAGAAAATAAATTATTAACAGGAACTGCTGGAGGGTTTGCAATTGAGTTAACATTTGCTCAAGAGGGTATTTTAGGGTTAGATGTAAATAATGAAGTAAAGGAGTTTGAAGTTGTAGAGATTTACAACATACTTAAAGAGGATGCTGTTACAGGCAACAAACAACTTGCTTTATTAGATATTAATGGAAATTCTGCAAACGTTAAAGCAAAATTTGAGATTTCAGCAATAGCAGTTCAAAACACAACAGCCAACGTGGTTACAATTAGCATAGGCACAACAGCTGGAGCTACTAATGTTGCTAACGCGGTTGTAATAGGTGCAAGTTCTGTGTTAAAGTTACCTTTAGGCACTACTTTTTTTAGTATTACAAGCGGACAAAATTTGTTTATTTCTTCTGCCCTGTGGAATAGCGCAAGTATTAATATACACGTAACAATATCGAAAATATGGCAATAGAACCTAAAATATTAACATTTGGTACTAACAAGGTTGGAACTATTGGAGGTAAATTAATGGGATATACCGAGCCACCTATACCTTTGCAAATCACAGACAGTAGGTTATGGCTTAATAATGACTTAGCAACTATGACTGTTAACGGTTCAAATCGAGTAAGTCAATGGAGGGATAGCAGTGGTAATTTAAACCATTTTTCTCAAGGCACAGGAGCGAACCAACCTTTATTTGTTGCGAATGGTATAAATGGGCAGAATGGAGTTAAATGGAGTAATAGCAGTAACGAGTGGTTGGATTGTACATTTGGTTCTGTTATTAACCAAAAATTTACAATAATAACAGTTTGGAATTTAGATGCTAGTAGCACCCAAACTTACCCTTATGTGTATGACAGAAATGGTGCAATAGGTGATAGAATACAACTATATTGGTTTGGTAACAATATTCGTATAGGTTCGCCAACAGTAGTAACAGCCTACGCAAAAACACGACCGTTTAACCTTATGAGTAGTGAGGTATGCTATGATAATACAACATCTAAAGTTTACCAAAATGGAGTGTTACAGGCTACTGTTAGCAGTGGTTCAAGTTCTCTAACATCTTTACGTTTAGGGCATTTGAACTCAACAGACACTTTATCTCGATTGTCTGGTTATATTTGTGAAATGATAGTTTACGCGAAGGAATTAAGTGCTGGGGAGAGAACATTGATAAACGACTATTTAACTTTAAAATATGGTTTATAAAATAGAATTAAACAGCTACCAAGCGCAAATCCAAACATTGAATAATGAGTGGATTACACAACATAGGGCAAATAATCCAAATGATACAGTTACTCAACGCTATGTTGATGAATGGGTGTGGCGTGGCTTTGGCTATGTTGTAAAGGATGCAATTACAGAGCAGTATATTACGGATTTTGTTGAAATAGTGGAGGAATTGCCTACACGTTGGCACGAAGATAAAGCAGTTCAAATCATTCAAAATAAAAGCGGTGTAGTTTGGGGTGCTATGAACGAGCCACAAATAGCATTAGGTTTGGCAATGCACCGACAAGCTATGAATATGCAAACGTATGAAGAGGGCGACCAGCTTTATTTCTACGCGAATACTATTTTACCCGAACATCAGGCAATATTTGATGCTTATCCTAATTTAGAAATAACAGTAAATCATGCAGAAAACTAATCTTGAAAGGGTTGCATTTATTGTATTATTTGGAATATTTTTTTATTTGTTTGCGGTAAAATGCAAAGCAGATAAAAAGATAGATAAAGTAAAGCATCCACATTATCCTTATGTAATTGAGAAATGAGTAAAAAACTATTTGGTTATTATTTTAGATATTTACGTGAGAACCACGTAAAAAAAGCATTAATTGAGGAAATGAAATGTAATCATTTTCCTAATGAGGTTTATGCTTTATTTGATGAAGCGTGGGATAGTCGTTTTTGGGATCAATATGGTTTTGATGGCAAAACTGTTTTAAAGGATAAATACGTACCAAGATTAGCAAGTTTTTTACATGATTACATGAGCCGTACTGGTAGAGGTGGATATATATCGGATTTTATTTTTAGGTGGATAGAAATTCAAACAGGAACAAAACCAAGTTATGCGCAATTTCAGTTTATTTCTGTTAGAATTGGAGCACAATTTTTAACATTAAGAGATATTTTGCGTAAAAATCGTAAAAAAGAAACTAAAGCAATGCATGATTTGTACAATTATATTAAATCTTTAGATTAATTTTGAAACATGATAAATATTCCAACAACACAACAGTTATTTAATTCGATTAAATTAAACATTGAAGCTGAATTAAATATCCAAATACCTACATTTGGTAAAACTTTTTTATTTGCTTTTTGTTCAGTTTTAGCAGGAACTTTAAAATTATTTTATCTTTCAGTTGGTAAGGTACAAAAAAATATTTTTGTTGATACCGCAGATAGTGAATTTAAGGGGGGAACTTTAGAACGTTGGGGACGTGTTAAACTAGGTAGAAATCCATTTCCTGCAAGGGCAGGACAATATGAAGTTGAAATAAATGGAGAAATTGGATTTACAATACCAGCCAACACCACTTTTAAATCAGATGATACATCATTTAATCCGGGTATTTTATTTGTTTTGGATGCACCGTTTACTTTTGCAACAACAACAGAAACTATTACATTACGATCATTAACAGCAGGATTAACAAGTAAATTACAAATTAACGATACATTAACAGCAACAGCACCATTAGCAGGGGCAAATGAAAATGTAATTGTAACAACTGAAATCGTACAACCTTTAGAAGCCGAAACACTAGAAAGATACCGAGAACTTACAATTGAAGCATTTCAATTAGAGCCACAAGGGGGCGCAGGAACTGATTATAGATTATGGGCAAGTGATGCCGAGGGGGTGTCTCAATCATACCCTTATGCTAAATCAGGAGAAAGCGGAGTAGTTGAGGTATTTGTAGAAGCCGTATTAAGCGCGTCCACGGATGGCAAAGGTACACCAACACTTTTAATTTTAGATGATGTAAGGGATGTAATTGAATTTAATCCAAATACAGATTTACCAATCTACGAAAGAGGTCGCAGACCATTAGGAGTTAAGGATGTTGAGGTAAAAGCAGTAAATATAAGTGATATTACTGTTACAATTAACGATAGCGAATTTACAACCGAGCAAGAAAATTTAATTAAAAATTCAATTCAATCTTACATTCAATCGGTACGCCCTAAAGTTGATAGTATTAAAATTGATACAAACGATGTAATTCGATTAAATTCTATTATTTTTGCAATAGAAAATGCAGTTACTGGGGTTAATTATGGAGCGGTTGAATTTACTGTAAATGCGGTTAACATTCCAGTACTATACACTTTGGATAAAGGTGAAATACCTTTTATTGATTTATCGGATATAACTTTTGTGCCATAATGATTTTTAACATTGATAAAATAATTAAATTAAAACAGCAACTTTACCCCAGGGGTAGAGCTTTTGTTTTTGATGAAAAATCATATTTATATGCTTTTCATAAAGCAATTGCCGAGGTTTTAAAAAATGGTTATAACGATGCAAAATCAATATTAGATAGTATTTTACCTGATAACGATAGATTTTCGGAGTTGGATGCCAGTCAATGGGAACGTAGATTAGGTTTAATTTCAAACTCAAATGTAAGTTTAGAGGATAGAAAAAAAGCTATATTAAGAAAATGGCAACATCCGGGACAAATAGCACCGCGCCAACATAGATTATTTATCGAAAATCAATTACAGTTAGCAGGGTTTAATGTACGTGTTTTTGAGAATAGATTTTATGATGGTTTGGGCAATATAATTAGTTTAACCCCCGATGTATTTTCGTTTTATCAACATGGAGTTTTTGAACATGGAGAAAATGAACATGGCGACTTATTTAATTTTAGGTTAATAGCAAATTACATAGATGAACAAAGGGATAGTGATTTTGAAGTTACGGATAATTTATTTACTTTTTTTATTGCAAATAATGATTTTGGCACGGTGGATAATTTCGGGGTTACAATACCTAATACCATTGAAGATATTAAAGCAGATGTTTTAGAAGTAAGGAAAAAGGAATTTAGGCAATTATTATTAAAATTAAAACCACAACAAACAGTAGGATATTTATTTGTAAATTATATATAATATGAAAAAGATTACAGAAAAAGCAAACACCAATGGACCTAGTAATGGTTTACCATACGGAACAATAAGAGATAGAATACAAAATGTTCAATCAGGTACACCAGTTAATACAGATGTATATTCCGATGTTCATCAATTTTTCCAACATTTAGCAGGAGTTGGGAGAATAAATCCAAACGGAGAATTAGAAAATGCTAATGGAGGTTTTCAATTAATGGATGCTTTATTTTCGGCAATTACAAGTGTAATAAATCCAAATGTATCCAATCAATTTACAACCGATGATGATCCAAATGATTACATCGGTGCATCGTTAAGAATTGCTTATGGTGGTGGATATTTTTTTCGAACGCACAATACCGGTTCTAAATCTATAATAGCGCGTTCAGTTGATGCTGTTAAGTGGGAAATTGTTTTTGAAATTGCAACGTTGGGTAATTATGTAATTTGGGATGTTGATGCGGACAATAATGGAAATGTAATGGCAATTACTGGAACAAATAAAGTTTTATATTCAAGTAATTACGGTAATACATTTACGGAGGTTACAATCGATGCAAATTTTAATGATGTTGCAAAACAAAAACGCAGAGTATTAGTTTTACCTAATAACAGATACATTGTAACACAAGCAACGGAATTAAGAAATTCATCTTCTGAAAGTAATCTTTTATTTATTAATTCAAGTGGAACTACTTTATCTGGTGGTGGTAACATAAATACATTTGAGATTAACGATGTTAAATGTAATTTGGATTTAGAGGTTATAATGGTTTGCGGTTTTAGTAGTTTAAATGTACATAAAGCATATTATTCAAAAAACCTTAGTGGTAGTTTTTCATTTTCAATTACACATACAGCAATAGGTAATGATTTTGTTTCAATTGCACCATTTACAATAAATAAAAATTACAATGATGCAACAATTACTCAAAGTGGTTTTGTATTGGTAACTAACAACGCAATTAACAGCAGTACATTAGGTTTAGTTATTGATTTTGTTGGTGGTTCGGATGTTGTTACTGAAAGAAGTTTAGCAAATAAAAATTATTTCGGTGTTAAATACGGAAATGGTAGATTAGTATTAGCAGCAGGAACAGGATTAGAGCAATCATTTAATTTGTTAGAAAGTGTAGCAACCTACGATAATAAATTACCAGCTTCAACATCCGATCTAGCATTTGGAATGAATACATTTGCTTTTTGTGGAGGGTATCAATCTACACCAAAATTTGTATAAATGAATTTTAACATAAATAGTATTGAGGTTGTGCAACTTACCAATAAATTGGAAAAGATGCATAAATCAGTATTGCCACGTACAGTAAGAGATACTTTAAATTTCGCAGCATTGCAAGATACAAAGCAGGATACTATGCTAAAATCTGCAAAGAAAAATTTTAAGGATGAAAGAACAAAATTAAATTTTTTCAAAGCTAATTCAAAAGTAAATTTTGCGAAAGGGTGGAATGTTAAAGGAATGAAATCCGAAATAGGTTTTAAAGCTACAAAAACTAAAACGGATGGAGCGGTTGAAAACTTAGAAAAACAAGAGTTTGGAGGAACGATAAAAGGTAAAGCGTACATACCATTAAGACAAGCAAGAATAGGGGGTAAATGGGGTAAAACCGTTAAACAACAGTATCGAATATCCAATATTAAAGATAAAATTGTAGATAGCAACGATAATAAAAAAGGTAAAAATAGAGGGCAAAAATTTATTTTATCATCCTTAAAAGCAGGTATAGGAGGTTTTGTAATTGGAGGAGAAAAAGGGCGTAGATTTTTATTTGAGGTTAAGGGAATTGATAAAATTAAAGGACAAACCAAAGTTAAAACAACAGCTTTATATTCTGTTAAAGGTGGTCGAAAAGTAAAGGCTAATCCTACTAATTTTATGAAAGAAGCACAATACAATTCAATTACTAGAATTGAGAAAAATTTTATTAAATTTGCAAATATTAATATTGAAAAATACAAATTTAGATGAGTTGGTTAGAACGGATTAATTCGGAGTTTATTATTAAGTGTGGGGATGGTAGAGAATACCAACCTTTATGGATGAACGCGGTTAAATCTTATGAATTTAATGTAAGTGAATTTGAATTTATAAATCAAAGGGGCGCAAAAGTAGTACGTGAAGAAGCTAAAGCAAGGAGGTTTAATTTAACCTTACATTTTGAGGGCGAAAACGTTTTAGATATTTCGGATAATTTCGAGCGTTCAACCTACGATAAAAGACCATGGACTATTACGCATCCAATGTACGGACAATTAACGGTACAACCTTTAGGTATTAATTTTGATAATACTAAATTTAATGTAACTACAATTACGTGTACTATAGTTGAAACTTTATTAGATAATTTTCCACGAACAAATGATGATTTTGTAGATATAATTGAACAACGTGCAAATGTTACAAATGAAGCTTTAGCAAGTGCATTAGAAAGTGAGGAATTAAGCGCGTCCGATTTGCAAGAAATACAGCAACAACAAAGGGGTTTATATAACCAAGGTAAAAACTTTGCAACTGGATTAGATTCCGAAACGTATTTTAATTTATTTAATGAAGCAAATAATGCTTTGTTTGTAGCTCAATCAAACCCTATTCAATCTATTATTGCAACGCAAAGATTTATTTTAGCACCTGCAAATTTTATTCAGTCAGCAAGGACCAGGCAAAATATATTAACTAGGCAATTTATCGAGTTGTTAAATTTCTTACCTAGGGTTTTAAGTCGTTCCGAAAAAATGATTTTTCAATCCAATGCAGGTACTTTAATTACGGCTAAAGCTTTAGCAACATCAACACCTGATTTAAATGTAGATTTTAAAACAGGAATTGAAGTATTAAATTACGCGCAAATTTTACATACGGATTTAAATACTTATTTAACCTCAATTGAAAGCCTACAAACTGATAACGGAGGGGAATTAGATAGTTATATTCCAAATTACGAACCAATCAAAGAGTTAATAGATTTGGTTAATTATACAGTTGTTAATTTGATTAATATTGCAGTAAATTCCAAAACTGAAAGAAGTATCATTTTAAATTATGATACCAATGCAATTGAATTAACACACCGTTTATACGGATTGGACGCCAACGATAATAATTTAAATGATTTAATTAATCAAAATGATTTAAGTTTTGATGAATTATTGATTATTCCACAAAATAAAAAAATAGTATATTACGTGTAACATGGAATTACTTTTAAATGGATCAAGATACGATTTTTTTAATGATGTTGATGTAACCTTATCATTTGATAGTGTAGCATCAACTTTTGGGTTTAGTTTTTTACCTAATGATTTTAAAGATTTGAAATCCGTTTTAAAATATCCAAGTGTTAAAGTAATTGAGGGGCGCGAAACTTTAATTTTCGGTACGATAATAAATAATACGTTTAATTCAAAACCCACAAGTTCACTTACTGCAATATCAGGATATTCAAATACTGGAATTTTACAAGATTGTACAACACCAATAAATATTTATCCTTTGCAGTCGGATAATTTAACTTTATTGCAAATTGCCCAAAAATTAACACAACCTTTTAATGTGGGGGTTATTGTGGATAGTTCGGCTCAATCGGAGGTTAATCAAGTTTTCGAAAAATCGGAATTAAATGCAACAGAAACAATAGCATCTTATTTATCAAGTTTAGCAACACAAAAAAACATTGTTTTAAGCCATGATAATAAAGGGAATATTGTATTTACCAAAGCTAAAACAAATCAAAAACCAGTTGAAATATTAACTACTGCATTATCCATGGTATTGTCAATCAATGGGCAACAATTACACCGCACTATCACAGTTGTAAAACAAACTGATACCGATGGGGGTAATGCAGGACAATCAACAGTAACTAATCCTTTTTGTTCGATTAATAGAACAAAAACAGTAACCCAAAACAAAGGGGACGATAACGATACTCAATTAGTTGCTAGGGCGGTTTTAGGTGCTGAATTAAAGAATATAAAGCTTACCGTATCATTGGATAGGTGGGTAGATAGTAATGGTAACTTATTTAAACCAAACACATTGATTAGTATTATTAATCAAGATTTACTTATATTTGACAAAACTAATTTTTTTATTGAAAGCGTTAATTTTGTAAGAAATTCAAACGGAAAAAGTTGTACATTAAATTGTGTATTGCCGAGCGTGTACGATAATAGTAAGGTTATAAATATTTTTGAATGATTAATTTAGTTAAAATAATAAGCAATAGTGTTGTAAATGGTAAACGTATTTTAAAGTTTTTAAAATATGGTTTATCCGATGTTAGAACCGCGCCCGAAAGTGCACCGTGGGGAATAGATTGTAATGCTCCAAAAGATGCAATTGCGGTTTATGTTAAAACGGAACACAATGGAGATGATATAATTATAGGTTACATAAATAAAAATCAATTAGCAGAAATTGGAGGTTTACGATTATATTCCGAAAATGGGTATATGTATTTGCGCCAAAATGGTAATTTGGAATTGTTGGGCGATAGTAATTTTGCGGTTAAATTTAATGAATTAAAAAGTGCTTTTGATGAATTGCAATCTGATGTTAACGATTTAAAAAACTTAATTAATACATGGATACCAGTTCCGAGTGATGGTGGTGCAGCTTTGAAAGTTGCATTAACAGCATGGATAGCTACTCCATTAATTGAGAATATAGATTTATGTAAAAACGAAAAAATTAAAACAAATGGTTAAGTCGGTAACATTCAATAGCGCAGGTATTTATATAGAAAGCGCAACATCAATAAAGGACAAATTAACAAGGGTAAACGCTATTATTACAGCTTTATTAGATGTGGCTATTAAGTCCGCAGAAACTGGTAATATAAATGAATACCAATTGGATAGCGGACAAACAAAAATACGTACTAATTATACAGGACCAGAACAGGTATTTAAATCAATAGAACATTTTGAAAGGTTAAAAACGTATTACGAAAACAAATTAAATGGGCACTCATTTAGATTGATGGATGCTAAAAACTTTATTCCAAGATAATGAAAATACTAGGTATAGAAATTCCGTTTACGGAAAAGGTAAAAAACGAGTACTATAAAGAGTTAAAAGGCGAATATGATAAAGAACCAAACGCACGAGTTTTTAACGGTGGTAGGGTTATAAATAATATTGTTTTTGATGGAGAAAAGAACTTAGGCGAAATCGGACAATTAACAAATTATCATGTTGATTATTACGGTTTGCGCACACGTTCATGGAAAGCTTATTTAGATAGTGATATTGCACAAACTGTAATTAAAAAATATACTAAATGGGTAGTAGGAGCAGGTTTAAAGCTACAGGCAGAACCAAATAAAATGGTATTAACTCAGGAGGGTTACGATGTTACAAATGAAGAATTAAATAATAATATTGAAGCACGTTTTAAGGTTTGGGCGAAATCCAAAATGGCTTGTATTAAAAACGAGAATACATTCCACCGCATAATGAACACCGCGTATATTAATGCCGTTGTTGGTGGGGATGTTTTGGTAGTTTTACGCGTAATAAAAGGAAATTTAAAAATTGAATTAATTGATGGTGCAAATTTGCGCACTCCTGTTAGTTCGCTTTTAGATCAAAACTTTAAAAATGGAGTTCAAACGGATGATAGTGGTAAAGTAATTAGTTACCATGTAAGCAAAAGAAATAATTTATTAGAAACAACAGAAATTAAAGCATATAACAATGGCTTTAGAGTTGCATTTTTATTTAAAGGTTTACATTATCGTTTATCCGATAATCGAGGTTTACCTATTATTTCGGCAGTTTTAGAGAGTATCACAAAACTAGATAGATATAAAGATGCGACAGTATCAAGCGCGGAGGAATTAAGTAAAATACCTTATCAAGTTGTTCATCAAGCTTATTCATCTGGCGAAAACCCAGCATCTAAATTGTTAACTAAAGCTTTTGATGTTAGCGGTGGCGAGGGTGGAAATATACCAACTACAGATGATGGCACTCAATTAGCAACAAATATAGCTGCAACAACTCAAAGAATGGCATTTAATAATCCAGTTGGGGCAGAAATTAAACCAATGCAATCCACTACAAGGGAACTTTATTTTAAAGATTTTTTTAGTGTAAATGTTAATTTAATTTGCGCAGCTTTAGCCGCACCGCCCGAAGTAATGTTATCAAAATACGATAGTAATTTTTCGGCATCGAGAGCAGCATTAAAAGATTGGGAGCATACTTTAAATGTTGAACGTTCGTTTTTCCAAGAAGAATTTTTGCAATACATTTATGATTTTTGGTTATACATTGAGGTACTGAAAAATAAATTAAATGTAAACGGAATTTTAAAAGCAGTTGCAGAAAATAACGAATACGCATTTAATGCATTTACGCAATGTAGATTTGTTGGTGCAAACGTTCCGCACATTGATCCACTAAAAGAGGTAAAAGCCGAAAGAGAAAAATTAGGTACGTCCGGGCAACATATACCACTTACAACAGTTGAACAAGCAACCGAAAGTTTAAACGGTGGCGACAGTATGGCAAATATGGAGCAATATGCCGAGGAATTTAAAAAGTCAGTTGATTTAAATATACCAACTGGAAAACCTAACGAAAATGAAACTATAATCGAGGAAGAGTAGGGCGTTTATTTTTCGCCTTTTCTTCTTCATAAAATTCTCTCATTTTCTGTTTTACAAATTGGGATAAAGTAATCCCACGTTTGTGCAAAATAGCCATTACTTCATTCTTTAAATCAGTAGGTATGTTTGTAACATCTATCCTACTGAACATTTTATTTTTATTTTCCATGCTACAAATTTAATTAAAAACATAAATTAAACACATAATTTATTTTATTTTTTTTCTTGTTTTTATATTTGTTGCAATATGGCAAAAGAATTATATCTATATAACCCAATTTACAGCTTTGTAGCCGAGGAGGTAATCAAAGAGTTAAACGCATCTATGGATGATAACGTTACTTTAAGGTTAAACACTCCTGGCGGTTCGGTATTTGCAGGATGGGGAATTATTGCCAAAATGAAAGAACATGGCAAAGTAACTATTAAAGTTGATGGTTATGCTGCAAGTATGGGCGCGTTCATGTTGTTGTTTGCTGATAAAGTAGAGGTAAACGATATTACAAAAATAATGTTGCATAGAGCGGACGCATACGCAGAAAATGAAGAACAAAAAGCTTTTTTACGTTCCGTAAATAAAGATTTACGCGCAAAATTAGAGCAAAAAGTAGATAGCGAAGCATTTAAAACTGTTACAGGTTATAGTTTTGATGATATGTTTGCAGAAGATAAACGCATTGATGTTTGGTTAGATGCAAAACAAGCTAAAAAAATTGGTTTAGTTGACAAAATCAATAAATTAGATGCTAAAGAATTAGAAGCATTTAGCACCGAAATGTTTAATATTGCTGCAAAATTAAACAGCAAAGAAGTAGTAAATCCAGAAAAACCAATAAATATGAATATCGAAAAATTAAAAGCAGAACATCCAGAGGTTTATGCTCAAGTTTTGGCTTTAGGAGTTAAAGCAGAAAACGACCGCGTACAAGCATGGTTAACTTATGTTGATGCAGATGCAAAAACAGTTACCGAGGGTATTAAAGGTAATGAAGCGCCTAGTTTAGCTATCCAAGCTGAATTAAACCGTAAAGCATTTTCTATTGAAGCATTGAAAAACTTAGAAAATCAAAACCCTAATCCAGCGAAAACTCCAGATGCTAGTACAACTGAAAAAACAGATGAAGAGTTGAAAGCTGAAAGCATCAAAAATGATTTGTACAAACAATTAAATTTATCTAAATAATGAGTACAGCTAATCAAGTATTATTGACTGGTAGCCAATCAATAATTAATTACGATACAACTAAATTGTTTTTGTTTGGTAACAGATACAAAGAAGTTGTTTATACTAATTCCACAGGTTCGGCGGTTACTTTACCTGCAGGTTTAGTAATGGGTAGAATTGCAGCAACTTTAAAGGTTGTTCCAATTGCAAAAGCTGCATCCGATGGCTCACAATTTCCAGTAGGTATAAATGTTAAAGCAGTTACCGTTGCAAATGGTGAAACTGTAAATTTAACAATTTGCGTTGCAGGAGACGTTGAAAAATCATTAGTATTATTCCCTAGTGGAACTGATTTTGATGATGTTGTATCATTAAAAACAATCGAGGATAGAATTATGAGCGATACCGCAGGTATTTTCTTAATCGAAACAACTCAATTAACTGGATTTGATAATCAATAATTTTAAAAAAAGGATATGAATTTCACACAAGCAAGAGCATTATTCACACAAGCATTAGTGGATGTGTACAGAGATATTACACCAGTTAAAGGTTTTGGGCGTTCATTCTTTAGGGATGAATTGAATTTAACCAAATTGGCTAAAATTGAAGTTGAAAGAGGTTTTGAATTTGTTGCAGTTGATGTTTTACGTAACAGCGATGGAAATGCAAATCAGGCTAGTAGATCAACTGAAAAAATTATCGAACCACCTTTTTATTCCGAGTGGTTACCATTAAACAGTTTGGACGCGTACGATAGAGTATTAGCTAATCCTAGTGAAACTTTTGAATTAGCAGCTTTAACACGTGAAGCAGGTGTTAAAACCGCAAAATTACGTGATAAAATTGAACGTGCTTATGAGTTACAAACATGGCAGGTTTTCAAAAATGGTATTGTAACTTTATCTAAAGTAGCTCAAGTTGATTATAAGCGTAAAGCTTTATCAATGGTTGATTTAGGTGGTTCGGATTATTGGACGCAATCAGGTTCTAATCCAATTGCAGATTTAGAAAAAGGTTGTAATTTTTTACGTACAGTTGGTAAATCAAATGGAGGTGTAGTAAATGCAATTATGGGTTCGAAAGCTTTAGATGCGTTTTTAAATAATGCTAAAGTTAAAGAAATTGGCGAATTACGTAGAATTGATTTAATCACAATTAAATTAGAGCAAAGAAACGCACTAGGTGCATCTTTATACGGTGCAGTAACCGTTGGTGCATATACTGTAATGATTTGGACTTACCCAGAGTTTTATGATGTTGTTGAGGGTGGAAATGTAGTAAGTAAACCTTATGTTGACCAAAACGATGTAATCATGTTACCAGAAGCACCTAGATTTGTAATGAGTTACAATCAAGTACCGCAATTGTTAGGTGATACATACGTACCTCAAACAGGAGCTTATTTGTTACGTGAAGAAATCGACGTACAAAAGAAAGCTCACAAAATGTATGTTGAAAGCGCAGGTATTGCAATCCCAACAGCAGTTGACCAGATTTATACAATCAAAGCAACTAACGTAGCAAACTCATAAATTAAAAACCCCTACCTAATAAGTAGGGGTTTTTTAAAATCTATATTATGAAAAAGTTTAAAGTTTTAGCGGATAGCATTTCATGGATTGGTAATAAATCATTTAAAAAAAATGATGTTGTTACTGAAAATGATTATCCAAATCACGAAGAATTAGTTAGAAGAGGTTTTTTAGAAGATGTTAAAGAAATTGAAACCCCAATCGAAAAAGAAATCGAAACACCTAAAAAAACAGCTCCTAGAAAAAAAACAACAAAGTAGCTTCCATGATGCTTTAGTTTAGAATAGGGGTTTGAAGACCCCTATTTTTTTTATTAAAAAATTTATTCAATGAATTTACTAGATGCTATAAAACGAGATATTGCACAAATCCAAAACAATGGAAATGAGTATGCGGTTGATTGTACATTTACAACTATTACCAATACTACATTTACCATTAAAGGGGTGCACACAAAACACCATTTAGGAGTTGATACCGATGGTTTACCAATCAACTCAAAAACGGCATCTATTTCATTTTCGGAAATGAATTTACCTGTTAATATTTCAATTCGAAATAATGCTAATGAGGTACGAATGATAAATTGGAGGGTATCCGTAAAGGATAGTACAGGGGTTACGGCTCAATATGTAGTTAGAGAGGTTTTTCCTGATGAAATGTTGGGTACAATAGTTTGTATTTTGGGTGATTATGCTTAATTTTGAATTATGGGACAATTAGCAATAGCACCACTACAATCATTTGAATTAATAAGGGATAGAATTGGTTTAATTTTAGCAGATGAATTTGCAGACCAGACTATCACACCGTTAATTTATAAAGAAAGGATGATACCGTTTGATAAAACGGATTTAGAAGCTATAAATATTAGCTTAGATATGGCAGATTACCAAGATAAAAGCGCAGTTCATTATGTTGGTAATTATACTTTTCACATTGATGTTTATGCAAGTTCAAAATCAACCTCACAAGGACCAGCCGATACAGCATCAAAATTAAAAATGCAAAAAATTATAGGCATTGCCATGTATATACTACGTGCGACACCTTATATAAATCTATTATTTCCACCTCCTTTTATTGTAAAAACAATGATTACAAGGGTGCAAATAGCTGATAATAATAACAATCAAGATGCTATTACCGTATCAATGGGTAGAATAGTTTTTGAAGTACACGCAAACGAAAGTAATGCAGTTGTACAAGGCACAAATTTAGTTTCATCAATTACAAATGTAAAATTACATGAAACGGATAAAGGATTTATTTACATTAATACTCAATCAACTTAAATAGTTTTGTGAACATGAACGAGATAAACGACTTTACGAAATTAATCCTTAATGAGCTGGAGCGTAATAGAACTAGCGTAGAAAATTTAAAATCTAATTTAGATAAAAAATTTGACGATTTGCAACGCGAAATTGTTAAAATTCAAACAGCAGAAAAAGATTTGCACGAATTAAAACTGTGGCATAAAGAAGTGACTGATACATGGAGCGCAAGGCAGATGAAAGAAGCTAAAGATGAGATTTATGATCAGAAAAATAAATGGTCTAAGGCAATCGGTTTATTAATTGCAA